GCGGCTTCAGAGACAACCGTCGCCACCGACGCTGTCACCCTGCAGATGCAGTTCGGTAACCTCATGACACGTGCTTACCCAGAGCTCGTCGCTCGTCACAACGAGCTCGCTCTGATCCAGCACGCGCGAGAGGCTGAGCAGTACCTCATGGGCCAGATCACAAGCGGTTCAACTGCGGTCACGTCAACAAGCCTCATCGGCGTTGCTCGTGACTTCCTCGTCCAGGTCGGACGCGCGGCGGCTCTCTACCGCAGCCGCAACCGTCTCGACCCGGACGCGCAGCTCCGCCTGATCGCCCCTCACTGGATCAAGGACGCGATGGTCGCTGACCTGACCCTCGCGGCTCCTGGTGATGGCACCCTCGCGGCTTCTGCCGAGATCGACGGCTACCTCGCCGCTCGCAACGTGAACGTGACATACTCTCACGACCTCAACGTTGCCGCGGCTCAGAGCACCGGCGCTCTCAATGAGTTCAGCGATACCTTCACCTGGTACCTCTTCGCCGAGGGCACGTTCCTGTTCCTCGACGGCGGCACACTGGATCTCGGAATCATCCGTGACTCCACACTCGTCGGCACCAACGACTACAAGATGTTCGTTGAGACCTTCGAGGGCATTGCCAAGGTTGGTATCGAGTCACTCGTCGTAACATCGACCATCGCGGTCAACGGTGTTGCTGCGGCTCTCCGTGACACCACTGGTGGCGCGGTTGCTGCTGCGATCGAGTACTGATCCCCGTAACTAACAGTTACAGCAATTAAGTAAGCATTCACGGGCGGCGTTGAGGACCAAAGGAGAATAAAATGGCATTTCGCGGTGTATATCCTGCATCGGAGTTAAAGCCATCTGTTTTTGGTATCCTCAGCGTCGCCCGTGTAATGTCACACACGGCGAGAGAGTACGACGAGCGCTGGATTCGTGGATTCTCTTTCGAATACGATTCTGAGCCGACCATTCGCCTTCTTGAAGACGCCGGCGCGTCAGCGCACGAGATCTTCGACGGCACTGGGCTGGCGCAGTACATTGAAGTCAAGCCATTCTTCATCGAAGTAGAGGACTCAAGATCTACATTTGGCCTCACCGGTGAAGATCGAATGGCACTAGTTGTTAAGCAGCTCGAGGCAGCTACGCAGAAAGCTGTTGAGCGAGAGCTGTGGAATGGCTACGTAGTAAGAAGCGATTCGACTACTAGTCAATATCTAACAGAAGCCGGCGAGCCCATTCTTGCTGCTGGGTCATCGGCTTCAACACCAGTCTCAGCCTGGCGCGCGATTGCGATTCTTGAGGGTGCCATGGCAGGATCGCCTGCTGGGGAGCAGGGAGTGATTCACGTATCTAGAGATGTTGCAATTCAGGCAGTGTCTGACGGGCCACTTATCAGAGTTCAAAGCTCTGATGGTCGAGAGCACTTGGAGACAATTAACGGAACTCCAGTGATTGTTGGCTCTGGTTACACCGGTGACGGTCCATTTGTGACAGTCACTAACAAAGCTCTTACTAGCAACGTTGCTACATTGACAACGTCTGCTAGCCACAATTTGACTACCGGTGACACTGTAAGTGTTTCTGGCGTTGATTCAACGTTCAACGGGACGTTCACCGTGACCGGTACACCCACGTCTACCACGTTCACGTACGCTAAGACAGCGGCGAACGTAACCTCTACGTCTGCAACAGGGCTTGCACAAATGGTTGGTTCAACAACCACGAAGTGGATTTTCGCCACTGGCTGCGTAGACGTTCATCTTGGTAAGCCAGAAGTTGTCAATGAGACATTGGCTCAGGGATACAACGTGTCTGGGAACCAAAATGACATGCTAATCAAGGCCCTGCGTCCAGCAGCGGTCTACTTCGATCCAGCGATACACTACGCAGTCAAGGTCGATTTGACCGTCTAAAATAGGAACTAGAACACCGCCTCACTGAAGGAGATAAACAGAAATGGCGACCCAAGACTACGCCGCGAGCATCCAGGGTGTGTCAATTCGCGTGACGCGTCTTGATGCCGCCGGTAACCTTCTAAACAACGATGGTGATAGCTACACCACGTCAGCGTTCATGCGCTTGTCGTTTACGCCTGAGTACGAGGCTGGCGACGAGATCACTGAAAAGTCCGCTGACGGCACCATCTGCGTTTCATATCAGGCTCCAGACACTCTGAAGAGAGTCACCATGGAGCTCGCGATCTGTGAGCCAGATCCAGAGCTGACTCAGCTTATGTCAAGCGGCCTTCTGCTTCGTAAGAACTACGGAACGTTTGCAGATCCAGACCGTAAGAGCGTCGGCTGGGCGTCACCTGGCGTTGGCGACGATCCGTCAGGCCTCGGTGTTGCGATCGAGTGTTGGTCGTTCGCTGTTGCTGACGGTAAGCGCGCTGCCACTAACCCATACTTCCACTGGGTGTTCCCGTACTGCCGACTTCGTCTGTCTGGCGATCGCGTCATCGAGAATGGCATGATTGCGACCACATTCGAGGGCTACGGCCTTGGAAACTCGGCGTTCGGTGACGGTCTCGACGATCGTTGGGAGTTCGCTACTGCGACAGACCGCCCATACGCGTACGCTCGCTCGAGCTGGGCGCCAACTGGGCGCAAGGGCTTCTACACCTGGCACGGCGACCTCAGCGCGACAGTCAACAACGTTGCTCTTACCTCGAACGTCGCGACTCTCACAACAAGCGCGGCTCACAACTTCGCGGTTGGCGACTCGGTTGTTGTTGCTGGTCTTACAAACACTGACCTCAACGGGACGTTCACGATTACCGGCGTTCCGACGACAACAACGTTTACCTACGCTAAGACAGCGAGCGACATTGCGTCAACCGCCGACTCTGGCACGGCCGATGTTGCTAAGAACAGCCGCGCGGTTGCTGACTTCACATCGCAGGGATCAACAACAGCGTACAACGTTCCTGGCGCGACAGACTACAACGCTGACGAAGCCATCGACTTCATCATCGCGTCGACTGAGGATCCAGTCTCCTGAACTTAAACTACCCGGTAGGCGGCGCGTTCTGTGTATAGAATACATAGGACGCGCCGTCTGCATACGTTGCAAAAGAGGTAGAGAACGATGTCAAACTTATGGATCACTCCAGAAGAACTTGGAGACTACGCTGAGGTTGAATTCGCGTATGAAGCAGCAAAGTCGGCGTCTAACATCCTCTGGGCGCTGTCTGGCAGAAAGTACAGTGGAGTAACAACAGTAACTGAGCGGTACATCTGCGCTGGAAGATCGTTTAGGTTTGGCGCTGGCAGTGGGACAATCGAGGCCGGACTAATCGAAGGCGACGTCTACAATTTCTACTCAGACGACATCGACTTCTACGAAGATATGACATCTGACGGCACGACTCCGTCGTCTAGGATTCGTCTTCGCGGTCGACCGGTCACAAAAATTCATACCGTAAGAAACAGAGTCGGGACAATTGTTAGCCCAGACAAGTACTACCTAGTCGATCATTCAACACTTCAAGCGCGCGAGGGTGTGTCTTGGACACCGTGCAACATAGAGGTGACGTATTCGTACGGTGTTGAACCGCCAACCATTGGGAAGATGGCAGCAAGAACTCTTGCTATGGAGTTTGCAAAGTCATGGGCCGGCGACCCGTGTGACCTCCCTGAGAGAGTCACTTCTGTTTCTCGGCAGGGCGTGTCGTACACTATTCTTGACAACCAAGACTTCATTGACGAGTTAAAAACAGGAATCTACGCAGTAGATCTGTTTCTGCGCTCATCAAACCCAGATCGAGCAAGAGCACGCGCAAGAGTATTTACTCCAGACGTCCCGAGGGCAAGAAGAAATACTCCGAAGCCTTTGAAGTACAGCGCGAGCTACATGGACATCGACGTCACAGCGGGCGGCTCCGGCAGTGTGAACATCGCTCTGTCGTCACTGAACGCGCTGTTCGTACTGTCGGGCGGGTGGTCTACTCAGGTATTTATTCGTAGTCACGGTGGAGACACTTCTAAGGAGTTGACTGGCGCGGTATCGACTACGGATCCAACGCCTACTCCAGTGGCAGTGTCAAACGTAAGCCTAACGTCGAATCTTGCAACACTGACAACCTCAGCAGCGCACAATCTGTACGTCGGAACATCAGTAGAGATTGCTGGTATCGATAGCACCTTCAACGGTACATACACAGTTGAAACTGTCCCGACGGCAACAACGTTTACCTATGACAAGGTGGCATCGGATGTGCCTTCAACAGCAGTGAGTGGCACCGTGACTGCGGCTACTGACGATAGAATCACTGTCACAGTAGGATACGACGATGCACTTGCTGTGCTTGGGATGATTGACGGTGGGTCGTGGGACCTGTACGCCACAAGAACTACTATCGGCGGCGACACAGAAACTGTGTACATCGGGTCTGGAAACCTTAGAATCGCCCTAGCGTCTAACGTTGTTTCAGCGTACTCAATAGGATCTTCGTGATATGCCAATCACTAGCATTTCCGGTGTCTCTAGTGACGCGCTAAATATCGTCACTCTTTTAGACGGTGTCTTGTCTAGAACAGTGTCAACATTTGAGTCGTACAGTGTGCCAATCCCAGCGCGTCGCTACTACACAGTAGGGCAGACCGCTGTAGACTGCGAGCAGCTTACAGTCACTCTGCTTCAAGCGTATCTCGGGGCGCCCGGAGACCAGGCATCAACGCCGCAAAGATGTAACGTGCCTAGAAGCGCAGTTGTTTTGATCACTATTGCTAGAGAAGTCCCAGTAGTGTCAATAAATGGCAGACCACCAACTGCTACCAATATTCAAGACGCTTCTAAAATTACTGCCATCGACGCGTGGGTTCTTCTACAAGCGATCGACTCGTTTGACCAGTGGGACGAGACCGGGTTTGGTCTTGGAGTTATCGGCACTGTTGACACTCCACCGCCTCAAGGCGGTTTTCAGCTTACTACAATGCAACTAACGCTGGCTATTCCGTAATGGCTACTACGATAGTTTGGAACTACCCGGCGCTTGACGTGCTTCTAAAATCGCGCGGCGGTGCCGTAGGACGAGACCTAGAGCGTCGCGCTCTCAAGGTTAAGGTCGCCGCGCAAGCGCAGGTAGGGGTGAAGACCGGTGCGCTTAAAGCGTCAATTCACATAGAGCACAACAGAACTGCGTATGGGCAACAGATGCTCGTAGGATCTGATCTAGATTACGCATACATGCATCACGAGGGCACACGACCACACGTTATTCTTCCAAGATCTGGTGGCACATTGCGATTCCGCGGGCGTGGTGGAGCGATTGTACATACTGAGCGTGTGGATCACCCGGGCACTCGTGCAAATAAGTATCTATCAAACAATCTGTATCTAGCTATCACGTAGATCACCTTCAACGTCTTTACAAGATAAAATATCAATGACATGCACGGGAATGAAGTGCTGACACATACACGGAGATGACAATGGCGAAGTTTAAAGACTTTGGTTCACCAACTATTGAAGAAGATGCTGAAGAAGTTCAGTTTTCTCTCTATGGAGAAACATTCAACTGCCGTCGCGGTATTCCTGGCAAGGTCATGATTGATCTTGCTTCTAGAACCGGCGACGACAGCAACCCCGCGTCAAACGCAGCGGTTATTGACGACTTCTTTAAGGCAGTTCTTTCTGGTGAAGAAGAGTACGAGCGGTTTGATGAAATGTGCAAGGACCCAGATAAGCTGATTCAGATTGATCAGATTATGGAAATTGTCACATGGCTGATGGAGACGTACTCTGAGCGCCCTACATCGCGGTCAGAAGCCTAACCCACTGGGCGTTAGACCTCTGGCCC